GAAAGCATTTATGGAAGCGTTGGCACTACCCGCCAAGTCTGCTGCTGTTGCTATCACTGATCTACTAGAGAAGATTCCTGCACCAAGTAAGGAAGCATCTAAGATATTGAATAGAAATATATCTAAGATATCTCAACAATTTAAGTTGGGTGCTGCTAGTGCTGAAGTTGCCAATGATGAAGAAGATAATGATTCAAAGAAAGAAGAAGGTAGTGGTGGATCATTCCTAGGAACTATGCTTGCTAAAGCATTCAATCTTGCTAGAGGTGCCATGGGTGGTGGTGCAGGACAGACTGGTGATGGTGCAACAGGCAGTCAACCTATGTTACCGCCAGGTGCTACAGGAGATCCAAGTTACGGTAGACGTGCACCATTTACAGGAACTGCAGATGGTATTGGTATGGGTGATCCTAAGTCAGGTGAGAGAGCGATGCAACCTATCAAGAAACGTACCAGTCTTGCTAGAAAGATGTTTAACATGACACCTATGGGCATGGCATTTAATGCAGCATCAGCAGGAATCAAAGGTGCTAAAGCAATTGGTGGTAAGATCATGGGTGCTAAAGATAAGATAGGTGGTCTAGCTAAGAAAGCATTTGGTATGACACCTATGGGTATGGGTCTAAAACTTGGTATGAAAGCATTTGGTGGTATCAAGAATATATTTGCACCAAAAGATGAGCAAAAGGTAAACCTAACAGAACTAACTGATAAAACTATTCAAGAGAATAGAGAGAATGCTGATGCCAAGACTAAGAAAGCAGTTGATACTGCTGCAGGAACTGGTGCTGCAGTGGCAAATATGGCACAGGGTGGAGGTGCTCCAGTGCAGTCTGAGGGTGGTGGTCTTGCCCAACCAGAAATCATAGAGTCACCATACATTGACGTCTACAACACAACTTCGCAATTCTAATGTCAGTCAATACACAGTCAAATTTTCAATTACTTGCTTTCCTTATTGCGGACTATCCCCCAATAACGAGCAATCAGGTGCTGTATGTAAAATATACAGAGGACATGCAGGCTGCTACCATGAAGATGGAGGTTCAGATTACTGACACTAGCACTGGTATGTTATCTGAATTAGTTGGTATGGAACGTGTATTCATTTCCATAGGTGATAGTGAAGCAAAGACTGAGATTGGTGGAGACTTTGTGATATATGATATACAAGATAGAAAGAACGTTGGTGGTAAATCATCTGCTGTTCTTATGCTATGCACTGTTGACTTTTTAAACAACGCTGCTAATAAAGTATCACGTAGATTTGGTAAGGGTCAAGGTAAGAAGATTAATGATATTGTAGAGAAAGAGATATTAAAAGACTTAATAGGTGTTACTGATAACAGAATAGCAAGAATAGAACCATGTGTTAATAATTTCTCATTTGTATCACCATACTGGAATCCATTTACTGCAATCAGATGGTTAGGAGCAAAAGCAATACCAGCTACAAAAGGTAGTGGTAAGGCATCAACAGCAGGATATGCTTTTTATGAAACAAGGGCAGGATATAACTTTGTGTCATATGATTCGTTTGCTAGTCTAGAACCAGTCACAAGAATGGTTATAGGACATGAACCAGATGAATTAGAGGAAGAAGATGATACAGGTATTACTCCTATATCATCGGTAAAGATTGAGTCATCAGTTGACCTATTGAAAGGTCTAAATTTAGGATCATATTCTAGTAACGTTATGACTATAGATCTCAAGGATATGAAGTTTGAACAGCATCCTTTCAGCATAAATAAATTTTACGATGAGATATTGACCTTAAACTCAGGTGCTGCTCCAGAATTTTATGAGGGATTTGATAACAACTTGACACATACTAGAATCATGTCAAAAGTATCAGACTCTGCATTGTTTACAGAAGGAACATATACACAGGGATTCACAAAACAACTTTCACAATCCAGTTTGAGGGAAAAATTATTTTATGGTAAAAAAGTCATAGTAGAATTAATATCAGACTACTCGTTAGAGATAGGTGAGGTTGTGCAGTTAGATATCTACAAAGGTGGTAGAGATAGAAAACAAGACTTTGCAAACTCTGGTAAATATGTTATCGGTAAGGTAGAAAGAACATTTAAAACTACCTCAGATAATATGACAACTAGACTTACATTATATACTGACTCGGATGGTCAAGAATCATGATGAATGAAGCACTCGCTAATTTTATAGGTAAGGAAGGGTTCAACTGGTGGATTGGACAGGTAGAGAACGATGGTGCAAAATTTTGGAATGCAGAACTAAACGAAGGTGAGGGAGATTGGGACTGGAGTGATTGGGATTGGACTAATAAAGTCAAAGTTAGAATCATAGGTTATCACAATACAAATAGAAAAGAGTTACCAACATCAGACCTACCATGGGCACAGGTATTGATGCCACCCATATACTCACAGTTGTCTGGTATTGGATCTGTTCACCAATTGCAAGTCAATAGTTGGGTTGTTGGATTCTTCATGGATGGTGCATCAGCACAGATTCCTATTGTCATGGGTAGTATCAGTGATGAGAACGCAGATAGTAGTTATGGTGTTACTGGTGGTAAGGAAGAGGGATTTGCTCAATTAGTCAGTCCAGAATATAAGTTTCCAGATCATAGTGAGACAGGTAGTTCTGCAGGGAACACAGCAAGCACAGTCGAGACTGATGAGGAGACTGGTGTAGATAAAGCACCAACTAATAATGAAGGTCATAAGACTGAAGAGGGAGAGGAGACTACAAAAAATGAACGAGGACCTGCAAAGAAAGAGACAGAGAAACAGGCAATAGCAACAGAGAAACAAAAGGTCACAGTTCAAGTTGGTAATGGTAAGTGTGGTAGTGAGACTGCAACTAAACTAGAAGCACCTATGGCAGAGTTCATGAAGTTTGCTCGTGGTATAGAAAAGAATGATATAGATGAGTTTATTGACAAACAGACTGGTAAAGTTGTTGATCTAGAGTATGAGATAAATCTTACTCAAATGAGGATCCAGAAAAAGTTGACTGGGTTGACTGCTAACATCAAGGGTGTAGTCATGGAGGAGACTGAGAAACTTGTGCAAGATGGTCTTGCTAATCTAAGTATTCCAGATCCATCCCTAGACACTGCAGTAAGAGATCAATTAAAGAACGTTGGTGACTTGGTATCATGTCTATTCAAACAGTTGATAGGTGAACTGGGTGATTTTATCAAGGGTATGCTCAAAGATCTAGTAGAGAAAGTATTGGATACTGCACTATGTCTCATTCAGAATATGCTTGGTGATCTCATGAAGAATCTAATGGACAAGATACAAAGTGCATTAGGTATATTGAAAGGTGTAACAGGTGCTATCAAGGGTGCAAGAGATAAGATACAAAATTTACTTAATAAGGTTGGTGATTTCATAGATCTATTCTGTGATGGTGCACTATCATGTGCTATTGGTGCATCTGTATTTGAGACTGGTCTTGGTGCAAAGGCAAAAGGTAATGATGCAACAGCAAAACAGATTTCACAGTATGCAGTCAAACCACCAAACTCTATATCAATCATAGGTAAAGGTATTCCTAAGAATGGATTTGTTCCTGCTGTTGATCGTAATGGTGTCAAGAAAGTATTTGACACTGCTAGTGGTGCACTTGTTGATCTTAATAGTGCAGCGGGTCTTGCAACAGGTTTGACTGATGCTTCATTCGATACACGAGGACCTCTTGAGAAGTTTGAGGGTCTTAATTTCTATGACTCAGATGGTAACGTGGCAAGTGCAGCAGTTAATTGTAGCAATAGTATATTGAATAGAAAACCATGCTTCCCAGAAATGGTATGGGATAACTTACAGTCAACAAGTCCTATCAAGGCACTACCTATCGTAGACGATATAGGACAGATACTTGGTGTGTTAATGAGAAAGAAAGGAACTAACGTTAATGCAGAAGCAACAGTCAAAGCACAGTTTACATGTAATGACCCAGAGGGTAGTGGTGCAGAGTTTAAACCCAATATTGTAAATGGTCAGGTAGATTCTATTGAGGTTATCAAACCTGGCGTGGGATATGGATTTGATCCTGCTACTACATTCTGTCCTAACGAACAATATGCTGTATTGGTAAGTAAAATTGGATTACAAGAACATGTTAGTGATGGCGAATACATAGAACAACGTATTACTGGATCCCCAGATGTATTGCAAGTTGTTGACGTTGAGCACGATGAAGACAATATATTAATTGCAACAATAGACCCATCATTCAACCCACAACTAGAGGTAGGATTAGAGTTAAGAACTAAATCTGGTCATGAGTTTACATTGAACTTTAATAGGAAATTCCCAACACTGGTAATACCACAAGATGCAACAGCAATCTATGCTAAGTGTGGTGATGTAATACCTAAAGTCAAAGAAGTTAAAATTATAAACGTTGGTAGTAAGTATGTTAATCCAGTCATCACAATAGGAACAGGATCCAAGAAGAAAACTATTGGATCTGCTACAGTAGATTCTAAGGGTAGACTTATAAAAGCAACTGTATCTGCACCAGTATTGGGTTTTGTCAAACCTGTAGTGGAAGATAAAGGGTTATCTGATCAAGAGGGAACTGGAACAGGAGGACAACTAAGTGTAGTATATTCATTCACAAGTCCTAGAGAGATTAGAGAGAATAATGTTTTACCACTCACACAATATATTGACTGTGTAGGGCATCCTATGATAAAATCTGCTATAGAGGATGAAGAAGCAGGACTAACTGATACATCGTTTAATTTAGTTGATAGCACAATAGACGAGTCTACTACTTTAAATACGACTGTTGCAACTGAGACACAGCAGACTATAAGTGATCCTGTATCAACACCTGTAAATCCATCTACACCAACAGAGACACCAAGTGCACCTTCTACTCCATCAACTCCTACACCACCGTCAACTCCACCGAGTTCACCACCAAGTAGTCCACCACAACAAGGTGGTTACGGAGGTTACTAATGTCTGACATCAATCCATTCACAGGTGGCACCGATAATCCCAACGATACACCTAAAGTAAAAATTAAGTATCCATACAACTGGGTGCAAGCAACCTCAGCGGGTCATATGTTCGAGATGAACAACACTGAGGACGGTGAATACATACGTTTGCTCAATGCAAATGGTAATTTTCTTAACATAGATGAGAAAAATAACAACAACTTAGTTTCATATAATGATACATATATCTTATCAGACCATAATCTTGTTATAAGAGTTGGTAAGGATATTGAAAACGATAGAATGGCACTGCATGTAGTCGGTGACGTAAACATTTACGTTGAAGGTGACATGCATTCTGAAGTTGAGGGTGACAGATATGATCGCGTGAATGGTAACTACCAGATGCAAGTCGGTGGTGTATGCACTATTCAGTCAGATGAGAACATGGCAATACAAGCCAAGAATGAGATGAGGGTGCGATCTAATGCCTACACAAACCAGACAACGTTCATGTTTAATGACTTGAGTAGGGGCGGTTCTGTTACAGAATACGTAAGAGGGAATTATGAAATTAAAATTCTAAAAGAGTCATCTACATTCTCTGTCGATAGTGATGGAGATATTCGTACACATGCTTCAAGATGTAGATACGAAAAGGTTGATGGTAACTTACTCACTGATGTGGGTGGTAAACTTAAGACAAATGTAGAGGGTGCAAATATATCATGTATAGATGGAGGTGCATTTTTTGGAATGTTCTCCATACCTGATAGTAATTCATACAAAATAAATGTGTCAGGAAACATCAAGATGGATGCCAGTGGTATCGTTGATATTGATGGAACCGAGATATACTTGAATTGATCGTAGATTTCAATTAACACATATGACACAACATCACATGTCAGTAAGCAAGCAAGAAGCAGAATTTTTAAAAAGTATGCTTGCAAAACATTTAGACGATTATGTCGAAGGATTAGTAAGAGAAGATAAAACAGACAAAGTTATGCTGCATATGCAGCAGCAGAGGCAGACAGGTATTGATCTTATAAACAAAACAGCAGAGATTATTAGACGTGCTGCTAGGTCTGAATCGTCTACATTTTTTTAACACATAAATAACATGGAAGGAAACTATTAGACAATGAGCACACTAAGCGTACATGATGTTCAAGGTTTCAGCACTTACTCTAACCAAGTGCGAATACCTCTTGGTCAT